AACAGGAACACGCGCATCTCAATGCCCTGGTAAAGCACGCAAACCGCGCCCCATTTGTGGCCGGTGACCAGCATCTGACCCTGCAGCTGGATCGGGCCACGCGCCAGGTGCGGCGTCTCTTCGGGCATGGTCTTCGTGAGCTTGGCCTCCAGCACGCCAGGGCCGTCGAGCTTGATGCTGTCCTGGCCCACCACAAAGATACCCTTGTCGGGGTCTGTGGTGATCTCCAGGCCATTGCCGTACCCGATGCCGTCCAGGCTGCACTGCAGCGCGATGGTGCGGCTCTTGTAAGGTTCTGTAATGTCGAACTTGCCCTCGATGCCCAAGCGCTGGCAGGCTTCGGCCAGAATGACCGGCTCAAGGGTGTTGCCCCAGGCCATGGCTTCGTTTCCGATGTCGGGTCGCTCCTTGCCGTCGATCGCATTGATGCTGTACTGCAGCTCATCGTTGGGCGTGCTGTACTTGCTGAACCCCATGAGTCCAGGCAGGCGGGATGCGGACATCTCGCGGTCGTCGGTCAGTTTGCCAGCCATTCTTTTTCCTTCAGTGTGTATTGAGCGATGTGCTTGCCGTTGACCTCGATGGTCTCGGTCTCGATGTGGTGGCCCTGCTGGCGCAGGTCGGCGATGCGGGCTGCCAGGCGAAAGCAGCCAGCCTGCTGCAGCGCATCCATGGCGGTGACCGGGCCGCGCTTGAGCATGTCGAGGATCTGGGTGGTCTGGCTCATGCTGGCACCCCCATCGGGTTGAGGCGGGCCTTGGCCAGTTCCTGGGTCTGGCGGCAGGGCGGCTGCCAGCCGTGGCGCAGCCAGGTCTTGGCGACATCGGTGGCCGCAGCCGGGGTGTAGGGTCTGCCCTGTAGCAGCGGGTGGGATGGGACTGTTCGGCGTGCGCTCATGGTCACACCCCCAGCGCCAGCAGGACGCCCCAGAAGGCGAACACAGCGCAGCACAGGACTGCGGTGGCAAGGTCTTTGATGTTCATCTCATTCTCCATGTTGCCGCCGTCAAGCCCCGGCGGCGTGGGCATTCAAATGCGCTTGAGCAGGTTGCTGACCTGGCTGGCGTGCCAGACGCAGCCGCCGCGGGGGGTCTCAATGCCACGGGCCTGCAGCACCTCGGCAATGTCGCGCAGGGTCTTGGCGCCGGTCTTGGCGATGATCTCGCGCACCACCGGGCCCACGCGCTCTGCATACCGGTCTGCCTTGGCCTGCAGTTTGGCGATGCCAGCAGCACTTCCCAGCTCAGGCGTCGGGCTGCCCAGCCTGCGGCCCTGGGCCTTGACCTGGGCCAGCGCAGCCTTTGTGCGCTCGCTGATCTTGCGCGCTTCCCATTCAGCAAAGACGGCCATCATCTGCAGGAAAGTGCGGTCGGCCTCGGGCATGTCAGCACAGACGAAGGGCACATTGGACTCAAGCAAGCCGCTGATGAAGTGGACATTACGGGCCAGGCGGTCGAGCTTGGCGATCACCAGTGTGGCCTTTGTACGCTTGGCCAGGCTCAGTGCATGAGCCAGCTGCTCGCGGTCGTTTTTGCGGCCCGACTCCACTTCAGTGAACTCAGCGACCAGCTCGGCCTGGCCGATATGGCGGGCCACAGCCTCGCGCTGGGCGTCCAGGCCCAGGCCAGACTGACCCTGACGATCGGTGGAGACACGGTAGTAAGCGACGAATTTCATGGCCATCCCCCTCAAGTGCCGTATGTGCCCCAGGCGGGCATGGTCATGGTGAGCTCGATGGCGGTCCAGCACATCTGGTGGCGTTCGATCTTGCCGTCCATGAAGCGGCGATAGTCGGTCAGCGCACGGGTCAGGTCGGCCACGCGCACCATATTCCACTCGCTGGGGTCGGCCTTGGCGTAGCCCTGGAACATGGCCAGGTTAGCCTGCAGGGTCTCAAGGTTCTGCTGGTGGGTTCGCATGTCAGATCACCGTGCGGGTGGCGACCAGGCGGCCAAAGCAGTCATGCACCCAGGCGGTGTCGCTGCACTTGGAAAGCCATGCGAGGGCTTCAGTGCGCGACCAAGCGCGTTGACGGGTGCCGAAGGTGTCAGTGATGAGGTACATGGTCAATCTCCGTGGGCGTCATCTGCCCGTTGAACATGGCTCAACTGTAGCCCCAACCGATAGCGGTGTCAACAACCCAAACGGCACTATTTCATAGGGACAAACCCTATTAGGGTTCAAATAACAGAGACTTACAGCAACCAAGTGCTATCGCCCCGCTATACTTCGGGGCCATGGACAACAAACGAATCCCGTTCCTTGTGCGGCTTCACAAGGACAACCGCGAACTGCTCGCCAAGGCCGCTGCCGACCAGCGCCGCAGCGTGAGCAGCATCATCGACCAGTGCGTGCGTGAGCAGCTGCAGCCGCGCTACGGCGAACTGAACCCACGCCTGCAGAAGTTCCTGATGGGGGTCAAGCAGTGAGCCGAGGACGCACTCATCACACAGTCGAGACCCTGCGCCAGCGCACCGTCGAGGAAGGCGAGTGCTGGCTCTGGCAGGGCTACGTCGCGAACAAGACGCCCCAGGTGGTGTCTTACCCCGATGGCAAGAAGCGCATGGTCAGCGCCCGCCGCCTGCTGCTGGAACTGGCAAAGGGCAAGCCGCAGCCTGACGGCCACTATGGCAACACCTGCGGCAACCACCTCTGCGTCAACCCAGATCACACGGTCTGGAAAAGCGAGGCCGTGCACATGCGTTTCATGAGCAAGAAGCGCCAATACAGCAACGTGACGGCCAACAAGCTGCGGAAGTTCAGGGTCGAGACCGGCCTGGCGAAGTTATCCGAGTCCAAAGCCCAAGAGATACGCTTGAGTGGTGAGTCTGGGCCTGTGCTGGCGCAGCGTTATGGCGTCAGCAGAAGCTGGATCAATAAGATCAAGCGCGGCGCTGCTTGGCGCGTGCTGTCCAGCCCATTCGCGGGGCTGTTCAAATGACCCACGCCGAAGCCACCCAGCTACTGGGCATGGCCCGCGAGGGTCAGCCCATCCCCGAGGAAGTGCTGAATGAGGCGCTGTTCATGTCGGGCGACGGTGCCTGCTGGCGCGACCTGCCCTGCCCCGAGATTGAGGAGTTCGTGCAGGCCATGAGAGAGGCAGGTCTGATGTGAGCGCCGCCATTTACTTCGTGGTGCCAGGCCAGCCGTATGGCAAGGGACGCCCCAGGGCCAGCTCGCGTGGCGGCTTCGTGCGGATGTACACGCCCGCCACCACCCTCGCCTATGAGGCTGAGATCGCACGCCTGGCCGAGATGGCCCGTGGCAGCTGGCCCGTGCTGGCCACGCCCATGAGCCTGCGCGTCATCTGTCACCACGCCATTCCAGTCAGCTGGTCAAAGCGCAAGCAGCTGCAGGCGCTCAACGGCGAGGTCATCCCAGGCAAGCCCGACCTGGACAACGTGGCCAAGGCCGTTCTGGACGCCCTGAACGGCGTCATTTACGAGGATGACAAGCAGGTCATCAGGCTGGTAGCAGAGAAGCGGTACAGCGTTGACCCGCGAGTCGAGGTTTATGTGCATGAGGTTTTGAAGTGAAACAGATCAACTTGAACGGCAGCGCCAGGCACAGCCACCAGCTGCGGTTTTGCGACAAGTGCGAGCGCAGGCAGCCCCAGGAGGGTGGCGTGCAGATGGGGCCGGGCCGCTGGTACTGCGCCAGCTGTTGGGTCAGGAAGACCAACAAGCCGCCGAAGGGAGCCAAGTGATGTGGCCCTTCCCTCCACCGACTGGCCCCGTGCCGTGGACTAAGGCGCAGGAAAAGGCGTATCAGCGTAAGCGCATCAGTGAAGCAGAGGAAGCACCATTATGAGTTGCGGAAAATTACTTGCCCCCGGTCAATGGTGGCACTTCTGCGGCGAGACCGACATGGGCCAGACCATGCCTGTGCAATGCACAGAGTGCGGCGGCGAATACGAGTTGGCATCGCCAGAGAAGCAATCCGAATACGAGGCTGCGAAAGCCCGAGCCAAAGCCGACCGCAGCGTTGAAGGCTACTTCAATTTGTACACCGGGGAAGGCGCTCGCAACACGATCCCGCACAGCATTGGGCCATGTGACGGCATGGTGTGGATGAAGGTGCGCGAGCCAGAGCAGTCTGCGCAGGAAGAAGATGAAGATGATGA